CACCCGTATATATAGATTTACCTTTCTATTTTCATGATAATTTGAAATCATCATTACTTACATGTAAACTCCAAAAACAGAACTGTTATATCAAAATAAAGTTCAAGTCCTTGTCAGCTATATTAAACCCTAGCACTTTGGCAGCGTCTTTGTCAAGTTTGGGTATAGCTTCTAATGCCCCACCAAGTGTCACACTAAAACTTATGAATGAAAATATAAAGATGGGTAGTGTATCTATATTAACTAAATACGCATACTTGAATAGAGAAGAAGTAAATTACTTGAAAAGTAGACAAATTGAACAGGTTATTACTCAACTTCAATTGAAACGCTTTGATGTTCCAATTGGAGAAACGAAACGAGTCCAGCTCAATTTTAAACATCCAGTTAAAACACTTTATTTTTTTATAGGTTCTAAAAATCCAATTGCTAAAAATATTAATTATATGGACAATATAAAATTTACAAACGCTAAACTTTTATTCAATAATCAACTCGTGTTCGATGACGGTCCCGAAAAACTCATATATTACAACTCAAAGACAAATACATATTCGGGAATGTATATCGGTGTTGCTGGAAACAATTCAACAATTAATGAAAAAATGGAGATAGGTACTCATTCATTCGCTATGTATCCCCTAAAGAAAGAACCAACTGGACATGTTAACTTTAGTCGTATCATTAACCAGGAGTTTGAGATAACGATACCCGAAACTGAACTGGTGGGAGGCAGTTCATATATTGACCAGGTAAACGAATGTCAGATATATGCCGAGAGTTACAATATTTTACATTACTCAAGTGGGTTAGCTGGCTTAAAATTTTAATATGTAAATAATATAATGGCTGGTAAAGTTCAAATTGCTACAAGTGGTTTCATAACTGAGCAATTAACCGGTGAACCAGATTTTACGTTTTTCAACCATAGATTCTCGAAACATACACACTTTGCGAAAGAAACTATTAAGCTCAGTCCAGATAATGAAAAAGTTGTACAAACTGGTGATCATGTAGAATTTTCTATACCGGCTAATAGTGGTGATATCATAAATGGATTGTCTATCAGTTTTAGTATTCCCGACAATTTAAATGTACTTAATACCGATAGCGCGGCAGTATACGTAGTCGATCAATTTGGTATAAGTGTATTTGAGTACATCGATCTTTATTTGGGTGATCAATTAATCGATCGAATCACACCAGATGATATACATATTCATACTACCACACAGTCACCTTCTACATATAATAATACAAATGCGTTTCTACATGGGTTACGCTTTAATCCCACTAAATATAATGCCGGTTTCGATGCTAGATATACACCACGATTTCATTATGGTACACAAAATATTAATGGACAATTTCATCGTCTACTAGAAAGTAATTACGCTTCAGGTCTCACGAATCGTGCGATTTTTAACTTTATGGTGGAGCTCCCGTTTTATTTTCACGATCGCCCAAAATATGGATTTCCTTTATGTTCTATACAATCACAGGAACTCAAAATACGTATGAAACTTCGAGATGGTAGAGAGGTTCTTTTTCCAGTGAATAATACAAGTTTCGACACGTCGAAACCCGCATCAGAATGGGATTACGCAAATGATCATAAAAGTAATAATTTTCAGCTTTCAGATTTCAAACTTAATATGGATGTTATACATTTAGATAAACGTGAACGAAAAACAATTAAATCTTTATGTAAAGATCTTTTAATTGAACAGAAACAACATAATATATTTACTATGGGAAGTGGGGTGATAAATGAAAAGTATCGATTGGATTTAAAAAATTGTGTCAAAGAACTTTATTTTATAGTTAAAAAAAAATATAAACCATTGACCACCGAAGAAATTAATACTTTAAATACGTTATCTAATGCGAGTAAACCCGATTCTATATTTACAAACAATCCTACTGCAATATTTCAAAAACCGGTACCATGTATTTATATGCGCCAGAAATATGTAACATTAACATGCGATGGACTACCAATTTTGGATGATACAACGGGTTCTCACCAATTTTTATCCGCATGTATACCCGATATATATCACAAACAATCCCCATACGAAAGTAATTTAACCATGTACAGTTTCGCGTTACATCCAGATAATATGGAACCATCGGGTGATCTTAATTTTACAATGATCAAAGACGCTACCATACACGTGGAATTGTCAAATGATGGTGCGTATGCCAACACTACACCTTCGAGTAGCACAGCGGCTTATGTTGTTCATGTAGAAAAGGATGTACATATAATTGCTAAAAGCTATAACATTCTTCGTATTAAGGATGGTGTAGGGGAAATACTATTTTAATTTCTCGATAGTTCCGGGTACTGTGGAACTATGGGGAATTATTTACTGAAAAGTGATGTCTTATTGTCCTTGATATAATCGATAATCTTATTCTTGATACACCATTTGATGAAATTCAACTGTGCCAAAGTTGTATGAATTTCATGAGATGTACCGGGTACGGTATATGGGAACTTTTCAGATCTACAAAATGGATCAAAAAGTTTCTTACTGTACCCATCTAAACTTGATTTATATGCGTAGTGTACGGTAAAGATCTTACCGTCGGTCGTTTTGTAGGATGTGTGATTTTTCTTGGCGTAATTTGTAATAAACCATTCGAGGTTTCTCAAGGATATGCCACTGGTCTTGTCTAGTATATTCATTAACTTGGATCTATTTAATTCTTCGCTGTAAAAATGGTTTATTGATGTTAGTAGAATATCTGTTTTACTCATTATGAATAATAGAATCCAAATCTATAAGTCCCTTCGATGATGCAGATTTTTCACAACCTGGGCAACCAATTACATTCCTAAGACCTGGCCCATGATTATGTCCATTGATACTCTCGTGTGTTCGTTGTTTGATTTTATCACCTTGCTTTTGGTGTTTACCACAATATCCCCCGGGATTAGATTTAAATGTACATCTTGAACCATCTGGTTTGGTACCTTTACATACGGGATTCGATGACAATACTGGGATATCTCTCAACAATGAAGCTAATTTAATTTGATATTTTTTTGATATTATTTCTGCATATGAAGACATCATAATATCAATACGTGCCTCCAACTCTTCTTCAAATACATCTACGATTCTATTACGGAAACTCATGTTTACTTACTTTGTTCTAGCTCGTATTGTTTAAATAAGTCTTCAACACTTTCTTCATGTTTTATTCTCGCATTTTTTATTCGATTTTTCAATTCCGAAATAATTCCATCAGAATCAAGTCCAAGCTTTTTACATTCTTCCACAAGATCAATTTTTTTCATTGTACTCAATGCTGGTTCACGTTTTTTTGGTGGTGGTTTACATTGATTGATAAGTTCACCGAAAATTTCTTGTTTTGTATTCTCGAATAACGGATCCAGTAGGTCACACACAGGGTTCAGAAACTTATTTATGAAATAATATTTATAATCTACCGGGATATTGTTTTCCTTTACATACACCGGATCTTCAGACTTTTCAAATGCCCTCGCTTTAGGATCACCGGTATTTGTCAAAAGATATGGTACACGATCACCAGATTGTGGCTCTGAACCAGGTTTTCGCTCTCTCATTTTAATAACAACTTGTACATGTGCTTGATTAATGTTACAACTTTCAGGACTCTTGATTGATACAGCTTTCCCATTAACTTTGTAACTATCCGAGAGACCCTGGCTCAAAATCAATTTTTCGTGGGGAATATCACCCGATAAAAGTTCAATTGCTCGCTCTTTAGCGAGTTCCTTTGGTGGTCCGGTATCACTCGATGTAAGAACGACATCAAGCAGTTCTTTACACACCTCCCGAACATGGGGTGTATTATCTCGACGAACAACCTGAAGACCCTTGATATCTATATAATCCATGTGCATCTGGTCATCTTTCCCCTTTGTCCAAAGCTTAGCTGCGTATCGTTTCTTTGAATATAGGAAATATGGCCAATACACTTTCTCGAGCTCCAAATTGTTTGGCTTCTTAAACAGTGCGCTACACTCTTTCGCAGCCTGTTCGCCAATTTCCCAGCTATATTTGACAGCCTCTTCACCTGTTCGATCTCCCACATTAAATTCTACCATGACTGAATCTGTATCCCCATATCTAACCTTCGCACCCGGAAAGTTTTCTTCCACATAATTTTTCGTCTCTTCGATCATTGCCCGACCTCTATATGTGGTAGTAGATGCGATAGGTACACATGGAAGAATACCCTTACCAGCACCTGTAAAACCATACACGGAGTTCATTGAAATTTTATACGCTAACTGTTTACCATTATAGACCTCTTTCATATACCCAGTCGCTTCTGCCATATCCTTTTTCGCTTTTTTACGAAACTGTTTGAGTTCCAACAGGATCGCCGGTAAAAGGCTTGGAATATCTTGTGCAAATTTATACGTTCGATCACCGATAGTAAACGTTTCATATTCAATGCCGGGTATTTTCCCATATTCTTTCTCGTTCATTACGTATGAAGAATAACATAAATTGTGTGCCATCATAATCGATGGATATAGTGCTTCAAAATCAAGTGCTGTAATAGGGGTATAATACGCACCTTTCTGAGCGTCAAGTACAGTCGCACCTTCGTATTGTTCTTCTGGTAACTGCCCATAGCGAATTGTCGGGACCATAAATCCCAATTCACGCGATTTCTTGGTCAATTGACTAAAAACTTTGATTTGCTGCCCCCGTTCAACGAGAAAACATAGTGGTACCCATGTCGCTTTAGCCATCTCAACCAGGTTGAGTAGAATACACATCTTCTTCATGAGTTTATGCGGGAGTAACGTATCCTTGATACAATATTCAGCAACTTCCCGAAGTTTTACCGGATCACCTTCTACGTATCGCGCGAACATCTCCCTTGGTGACATATCGATCTTTTGGTCACCTAGATACAACTTCGAAACATTATTCAAGCTGTATGAATCCAGTTTATAACCCTTCTTTACTTCATGAAACATATCGAATATAAATCGTCCAGACATAGGTAGTAGTTTGAGAACATTATCCCCCAAAGCACTCGAACTTAAATTTTTAACCGAAATTTCACATTCCTGACTTTTCAGTTTACCAAGCTTAAAAAATTCTGGATCACAACCCGTCATAAATGCACGTGTGTATATATAATTAAGATCGAAACCGAATATATTCCACCCAGTCATAATGTCCACATCTTTTTCGTGTATATATTTCTGAAACGCTTCAAGTAATTCTCGCTCTGTATCAAAACTGATGATGTTCGATCCTTCTAATTTAGAATCTGTCTTTTTATAACATAAACATGTTTTGTCATATGGTTCGTCATTTCCAAATGTACACAGGGAAATCGCAATTTGAAAACATGCGTCATCTTTCACGTTAGGATCTGGAAATTTACCAGTAGAACTATTACATTCTATATCAAATGATGCAACAACAAATGGAGCAATATCATCACGTTCTACAGGTTTGAGAGTTCTCCAATCGTTACAAAATAAATCTATATTCACCTTCGATAAATGTGTGCGCACACATTTATCGCCAGCATCAAGCCACCCAGTCGACTGAATACCGGTTCGATGCATTAAGCGAAGAACTGGATCAATATTAGATTCAAATACCTTGAATCTTTCCATACCATAAGACATCTGGACAGCGGTTCTCAATATATAGTCAACACGGCGTCGACTTTTCAAGTTTTTAAAATCGAGTTTCATATAGGAAAACTCTTTGTTGTTTTGAAAACCCCATACATCCTTTGATTTCATAATCGAATATGATACAAGACAGTCAGGTGATTTCTTGTCGAGAACTCGATAGATCTCTTGGATGGTTTGTTGTGTAACGCGTTCAGGGAGTTTAATGAAAAAATAGGGTGTAAATTTAGTTGTTACACATATAGATTTCCCATCTTCAGTCTTACCAAAAATACTCACTAAATGCTCGTCATCCGTATCTATCGGTTCCCATGTGAGTGCCTGAAACTTTACACCCATATCCCTTGTGTATACATTGAGGCAAAATTTTAATATCATTTACTAATAAATGTCAGCTGCTTTAATTGACCTCGTGTCAGTTGGTGCCCAGGATGTATACATCACGGGTCAGCCTGAAGTCAGTTTTTTCCGTCAAAATTATAAGAGATACACTAACTTCTCAATTAAGCCAGAAAGGCTTGATTACATCGGCACTTTCGCGAGTGGAAATGAAGTGTCTATACCAATCAAAACCAAGGGTGATCTTCTGAGTTATGTGTGGATTGAAGCCGAAAATATCGGTGGTGTTGGCGGTAGCAACACTGGTTTCTTCGATAAGGATGATTCTACCACGACCGAATTCCAACTTTGGATCGGAGGCCAAAAGGTTTCTCAAATCGATGCTTTGTATATCCAGGGTGTCCACAACCTTTTGTATAAGGATACTCAAGCTAAGGCTTCATGTGCGGTAACTCTCGATGAGGTTCCCCAAAATGCGTTGGGGTCGTCTACCGCCGCCAATCACTACATTCTTCCATTTTTCTTCAGTGATGACTGGACTAAATCTCTACCTCTCGTTGGGCTCCAATACCATGATGTCGAAATCCGTGTGAAATGTCGGGGTGGTACGTTCGCACCTAATAGCGTAAAGGTATTCGGTACCTATGTCTATCTCGATACCGCCGAGCGCAAATTCTTTTCCGAATCTGAACATGAAATCTTGTTCACACAGACACAGCATCAACTCATGGGTGCTAATGATACCGAAGTTGATCTCACTTACTTTAACCACCCAGTTAAAGCTTTACACGTCGTTTCCTCGGAGGCCGATACCACTCAATGGTCAACAAATTGGACATTCGATAATGCGACATTGTACATCAATGGTACACCTTTGTTTGAGAACATGTCCTCGACGTACCACCATAACGTCGTGCCCGAGATGCACTGTTCCGTTCTCCCACAGGATGCCTTAAGTACCGTATCTACGTTCACGTGGCCTTTCTGTATAACAATGAACAAGTCGCAACCAACCGGTACTCTCAACTTCTCTCGTATAGATAGTGCTAAATTATCTCTCAGTGGTGGTACCCGCACCGGAAATATGGTTAGAGCATACGCTGTCAACTATAACATATTACGTGTCAAAGATGGTATGGGAGGGGTTGCTTTTGGTAACTAAGTCAATCTATACTTTTCAAAAAAGTATGAAAAATGGTTAAATCTTCCTCACGACCCCGTAAAACGTCCAAGTTCGTAATAGATCTTGGACCCGAGATCGATAGGGTCGTCAAGAAGAAGAATCTAAAAATCAAAAAGCAACGGGTCATAATCAAGGCTCTTGAACAGGAACGTGATGAACT